AAAGATTTTAAACCACTGCCTCGTGCAGCAGGTACACGTAAAGCAGGACCAAAGGCAGGTGAAGTTAAAGTTAAACCTTCTACTTCAGTAGCCACACCTAAAGGTAATACAAAAGTAGCAAAACGTGTACAGGATTTGGTAGCTGCTGCTCGTACTTCTCCGGCTAAACCTCGTAGTAGTTCTGTAGCTGTGCCTAAGCCACGTCCTACAAAACCTTCTATGCGTAACATTACTCCCCCTAAAGGAAGTCAACGTGCATTGCCTAAAGCTCCACCTAAACGTCCAATTCCACAAGGACAACGTGTAGCAAATATGGGTAAAGCAACCATTCCTTTGGCAGTTGCTGCATCAAAAGTTCCTAATACAAGAAAAGAACCTCAAGGAAGCAAAGCAAAATCATTTACACCTAAAACTAAGGAAGGCGGTCCGGGTCGTAAATTTGCTAAAGCAAAGCCTCAAGGAGATGCTCGTTATCGGCCCGGTAAAGGTGGTCAGGTAATGCCTAAGAAATTTGATGGTGGTTATAACTCAAAGACACAACGTCTTGTTAATATTACTATTGATGGTAAAAAGTCTACCTATGAAATTCCAAAAGGCATGACAACTAAACAAGCTACTAATCTTTTGAAAGGTACTGTTAAAAAGAAAGCAGGTGGTACACCTAGTAAGTATAAAGGATTTTCTAAACTGCCAGAAAAGGTACAAAAGAAAATGAGTCCTAAACTTGCTGCTAAATATGAAGCAGGTGGTAGTATAAAAAGTATAAAAGAAAAGCTTAAACCTAGAGCTATGCCTAAACCTAAACCACCAAAAAAATATAAACCTAAAACTGCTCCTATGCCAAAAATTAAACCTGAGATAAAAAGACCGGATTATAGAAGCAAACCAAAGCCTATGCCAAAAGTTTATAAAAAAGGTGGTTCAGTAAGTAGCAGTAAAGTTGCACGTCAAGTAAAAGGTTTTGGAGCAGCCCGTAAACCTAAAAAATAAAAGGAGACAGGGAAATGAAAAAGCCTACTAAGTCTCGTAATCCTGTAGCTAAGTCTTTAGCTAATAGATTATATCAACCTAAAGTAGTAAAACCTAAAAAAGGAAAAGGCTCTTACACCAGAAAAGGTGTAAGGGCTTTAGCCTCTGGTGGTAAGCCTAAGTCTAAAGTAAATCAAGCAGGTAACTATACTAAACCTACTATGCGTAAAAGATTATTTGAACGTATTAAGGCAGGTGGAAAGGGCGGTGCTCCGGGTCAGTGGAGTGCTCGAAAAGCTCAAATGCTGGCTCAAGCTTATAAAAAAGCAGGTGGAGGTTATAAGGATTAATTATGTTAGCCGAGATTGCAGCCGCTAACGCTGCGTTTGCAGTTATTAAAACGGCTATACAAAATGGACGTGAGATTGCAGACGTTGCCACTTCTGTCGGTAAATACGTTAATGCCACAGAAGAGTTACGTAAAAAAGGTGAAAAGAAAAAACGTAAAGGCAATACAGACCTTGAAGAGTTTATGCACCTTGAAAAGCTAAAGCAACAAGAAGAGCAACTTAAACAATGGATGATATGGGCAGGTAGGCCCAATCTTTGGTCTGATTGGCAAAAGTTTCAGGCAGAGGCTCGTAAAAGAAGATTAGCAGAAATGGAAGCAAGAAGACGTAAAGCAAAGTTTATAGTAGAAGTTATAGGAATATCTGCTTTATGTATATTTGGTTTATTTGCTGTTGCTGCATTATTCTGGTGGGCTATGTACTTAAAGACATTGTAAATATAAACATTTAATGATATAATAGGAACTATTATGGCACTTAAAAAATCACAAAGGAGCTTAAAGGCTTGGACAAAACAAAAGTGGAGAACCAAGAGTGGTAAACCCTCTACACAAGGTTCAAAGGCTACGGGTGAACGCTATCTCCCAAGTAAGGCAATCAAAGCGTTATCCGCAAAAGAATATGCTAAGACTACGGCAGCTAAAAGAAAAGGAACAGCAAAGGGAAAGCAGTTCGTTAAGCAGCCTAAGACTGTCGCAAAGAAAGTCAAACGGTATAGGAAGGTAAAGTAATGACTACTAAAAGTAAATATCCCGGAGTTAAAAGATTACCATCAGGAAGGATTGAATATCGTGGTACAACATTTGCAGGATTTAATAAACCTCGTAAGTCAACACGTCCAGAAAAGAAAGGGATGGTTCTTGCAAAAGAAGGTGATACAGTTAGACTTATTCACTTCGGACAAAAAGGATATGGTCATAACTATTCTTCTACGGCTCGTAAGTCGTTTAAGTCTCGCCATGCTAAGAATATTAAAAAAGGTAAACTATCTGCTGCTTACTGGGCTGATAAAGTTTTGTGGGCTGGTAAGAGTGGGAGCAAGAAAAGCCCACCGAAAACTCAAAAGCATAAGAAATTAGGAAGGAAAGCATAATGGCTAAAACATTTAAACAAGTTCAGGCAGAAGTAATGCGAATGGCTCGTAAAACAGGCATGGATGAGTCTGCTGCAATTGCTACTTTACGTAAGCGTTTAAAAAAAGAAGGCATTGCTCTTCCTAAATCTATGGCTACAGACGCAGAGTATAAAAAACAAATTATGGATTCTCCGTCTACATCAACTCGTAAAAAAGGTGGTAAAGTTACTGGACCTACACCACGTCCTAAAAATAGAAAGATGGCTGAAGTTAAATCAGACCTAAAAAAAGTTAGTCGTGTCGTAGGCAAATCTCTTATTTTACCTTATGCTGCTGTTACAGGTAATCTTGGTCCTGCAGTAAAATCTTTATATGACGAAGCACCTAAAATGAAAACAGGTGGTCGTGTTGGAAGTAAAAAGAAAAATGCAAAAAGTAAAATCTCTCATAACAGGCTTTATTAATGGCTATAAGTCGTTCATCCGTTGGGCAACAAATAACAAAACCCGGAAAGAAAAAAAGAAGCTCAAAGCCAAAAATAAAAATAACAGAGTTGTTGCAAAGACACCGTTCTGGCATGAAGATTGGCGCAACCAATTTAGCCCGATTGAAAGCAAGAGGCCTAGTAGCAAGAACCTCTGGAAAGTATAAAGGCAAGAAAAAAGATTTAGGAAGAAGAGGTAAATCATAATGGCTCAAAGTTATAAAGATTTGTCTGATGCTATGAAAAAAGCAACTGAGTTGCAAAACAAAACAGGGCAGATTTATCTTGTAGGTAAAGATGCAAAAGGTTCTTACTTTATTCAAAGACGTAAAGATGGAAGTAAGTATAAGAAAGGTGGTAGGGTTTACTAATGGCAACATCAGGCACATATGACTTCAATATGGATATAGACGAAGTTATCCAAGAAGCAATGGAAATGATTGGCGGTGAAGAAACTTTAGGACATGAGCCTAAGTCTGCCAGACGTTCTATTAACTTGCTTCTTCAGGATTGGCAGAACCGTGGTGTTATGCTTTGGACTGCAAATACTTCTACTGTAAATCTTGCAACAAGTGTAACCACCTTTGCACTTGGTTCTTCAACTATTGATGTGCTTGAAGCTGTACATAATCGCAGTGATAGAGACATTCAACTTGAACGTATCTCTATGCAAGAATATCTTAAAATACCTAACAAAGGACAGACAGGGCGTACTACTCAGTATGCAGTTCGTCATGAACGTGGTAATCCTATAGTTCACCTTTGGCCTATCCCAGAAAATTCTACTGATAATATTAAGCTTGAGCTTGTGTCTTATATGGAAGATGTGAATAAATCTGCTATTCAAAATGCAGATATCTCACGTAGGTTTCTTCCATGCTTAACTGCAGGTTTGGCATATCATATGTCAATGAAACGCCCCGGTGTAGAAGCAGGACGTATTAGCATGATTAAACAGGAATATGAAGAAAGACTACAACGTGCTATGGATGAGGACAGAGAACGAGTTAGTATTTTCTTAAAGCCAAGAGTTATGGTATAATGTCATCAGCAGGTAGAAAAAATGTATTTGGTATCTGTGATACTTGTGGGTTTAGGTACAAACTAAACCAGCTAAAAAAGAATAGCATGGGTATGATGCAGTGTCCTACAGATTTTGATGGGGCATATGATTTACAAAGTCATCCACAGAATAAATCACCTAAAATTGAAGAAAGGTTTTTTATTCGTGATGCTCGTCCTGATGCTAACAATGACAGAAACCAACAGTGGCTACAAGCTACTACTCAATGGAACGCTAACTTAAAGTATTGGAATTTGATATAATGAGTTTAACAGGAAAACAAATAGCAAATTCATATCTTGATTTGCTTCAAATGAATAACAATAATGCAGGTGTTCCAGCAGGTACTCCTATTACTGTACGTGATGGTGATGGTAATGCTACACCTCTACAGCTTTCTCAAGGCATTGTTAATATTAATGGTACTTTTCAATATCAAGGTGTGGCCCTTACAACCAATGTTTCTGGTCTTAATGCTGCAGCAACAGGTAATTCACTTGTAACAGGTATTGTTGCAGAAGATGGT